TCAACCCGTTCAGGGTTCAACACAACTAGAGCTGCAATACCTTGATCGTCACGCACGACACGTGTGAACGAGTTACCGTTCAACAGCAACGACACCAACACTTGTTGGAAGTGTTCTGTGCGAGTGACACCAGTTTCAGGGATGTCCAACCATTGTGGTCTAGGACGGAACGCTTTGCGTTCTGCACCTACACGAATGTAAGTATCAACAGGCAAAGTTGAAATTGAATCAGAGATGAGACGCACACATGCGTACACTGCTTCAATTTTGAGTGAATCAATTTGGGTGACTACTGTGCCAGCGTTCGTGGTCATCGAGTAGCCGTCGCCCATTGCAAACAGCGACTGGAATGAAACGGCTCGTTCCTCGGTGCCTTGGCTCAGAAGTCGTGACAACATTTACTTTTTGACCTTCCTCTGCCCACGCTCAAATGCGAATGCGAACAATAGAACTGTGAAGCCGACAAAGATCAGCCCGATGGGTACCGACACCAAGAATACCCCAAAACCGATGAGTGAAACAGCGAGAAGTTCTAGCAGGAAGATTGTCATGATCCTAGACTACAAAGAAACCAGGTATAGGTGCGACTTCCTGTTTTGATGTCGCACGATCTGATGCGATAGCAAGAGCAATCGCAGCGTCAATCTTACGCTTTGACTTACCTTTAGACAGTCGCCAACCTGACTCTGTTTGTCGTTGCGCAGCAGACAACACTTGATCAGCGAACATTGGATCACCATCATGTGCGATCACTTGATTCACAATCAACTCGTACAAGTTGCCACACGCAGGAATCATTCGTGAAGCTGACTGAGGGAACTCAACCATCACATGATTCTCTGACAACACTTCAGCAGAACGCTGGAAGAACGCAGGGTCATAAGCGTTCTCCACCACATTGAACTGCCCGTTGATGTCACGAATGTGTTGTTCAACAGCAGACACATCCATTGCGTTAGCGTCAGGATGCCAAATCTTGGCACGAACAACCACACGACCATCTTGCGGTTGAGCCACAACGACTGCAATCGAGTCATGCTTCAATGCCATATCCACACCAACAAAGGTTGGTAGATCAGGTTTGAGTTGCATATCTGACCGGCATAACTCCCAGGCACCAGCTGGTAGCCAGGACTCGCCATCTGTGCGAACCCATTGGTTCAGACGATAGCGACGATACGCCACCTCAGCCGTCTGGTTCATACTCACTTCCATGTCCTCGATGTCCAGCAACCCTTCAGCTAGGTTCGGGTTCGCAGCTGCCCAAGCATCACGATCCGACACCAAGCAACCCTCTGGAGCTTCCCACCAGAAGAACCCAAACCGTTCATCAATTTGATCGCCTGCAATCACACGCTTGCCGTAGTTGTACAGTCGCCCACACAACGAGTCAGGGTCAAACCCTGCTGTAGTGATACCGATGATGTGAGGGTCTTTTCTTGCACCCGAAGACAACGTGAGCGCATTCCACAAGTCCTCATTTGGCTGTACGTGAACCTCATCAAATATCACACACGACGCATTCAAGCCTTGTTGAAGTTTTGCGTCAGCTGACAACACTCGATAGATCGCACCAGTTGACGGAATCTCCACCACATCTCGATACACCTTGCACACACCAGACAACGCCGGTGACTGACTGATCTGCCACTTCGCCTCATTGAAAACAATCCGTGCCTGCATCCTGTCACCAGCAGCTGAATACACCTCAGCCCCAGGCTCGCCCTCAATCAACCCATACAACGCAATGACCGAACCCAGCAAAGACTTGCCATTCTTACGAGCCAAACCAATCAAGCTACGACGGTACCGAAGCAGCCCATCAGCCCTACGCTCATACAACGATTCCAGCAAACCCTTCTGCCAACCCGTCAACCTCAACCCCTCACCAGCCCTCACACCCTTGCTCACATGCAAGAACGTCTCAGCAAAGTCGGTGACTTGTTGCCCGTCAGACCTCGGATACAGCTTCGGTGTCGACCACGCTGGACTTGCGTTGCCTGTATTGGTCAAGTTCATTTGCCACCCTTATCTCTTGAAGACCTAATCTCGCTCGATCCGAAGGGGTGAAACCCATCAAACTCATCCAAGCTGTGTTCTGTGCGTCCATCTGCTCGATCTGTTTCACAGCAGGATGCGTCACTACCTGACCATTCGGACTGGTGTACCACCGGCGTTCGACATCCTCGCCAAGCCACAACTCCAGTTCGGCAATCTTGTCGAAGTTCTTGCACAGCCTGGTCATGAGTGGTGTGTCGTGCAGCTCGGACAGATGGCGACGACCACCAGTCCACAACACCTGCCAGTAAGACGTGCCAACCAGACCGAACCCTTCTGGCACCGAAGGCACAACCGCCATATCCACCAGCGCAAGCGCACTCGATGACATGGGTTGAGCTTGCAAACCGTTGCGGATACGTGACCCGTTCAAACGCTTGCGCTCGATTGGCATCGCCTTGTTGCCACGTCCAACTCCAGTTGATTTTTCGGCCATGCCACAAGGATAGCCACCACCCCTCCACCGACCATGCATCTGCGATGCACGGCAGGGGTACTTTTGGGGCAGGGGTTTTTGAGTTTGCACCCACCCCCCAGATATGCCGGAGGGGGTTCAAGTTTTGTTTCCTCGACTTGAATTGCAGGAGCGATGAGCAGCTAGCAGGAGGGAATCTGATTCGGCTGGGTAGATGTGATCTGCTGTCCAAGGATCAGCTGATCCTCGATCACCTTCGCCACAGATGTGACAAGTTGTTGCGTTCGCTCGCACCCATGCAGCCCGTGCCTTGTAGTCACCATGATAGTGAGTGCGCATCTTGTTGCGCTTCGACTGGTATTTGGCTTCGCATAGATCACACCTCATGGGTTGGGTTGTGAGTTGCCTGCAGTTGAGGCAGGGTCGGGTGATGGGTGGCATGGGTTGGGGGTGGGTGTTGGCTACCAGAGATTGTCTTGATCAAGTATCTCTTGGTGGGTACCAGTCTCGGAAGGGGCTGGTTCACCCCTACTACTTCGTAGTAGGGGGGTGGTACCCATGCCTAGTAAGGGTTCTAGAGGGGGGTTCCCGAGGGTGGTACCCGTTGTGAGGGGGTCTGGTGTGGGTAGTAGTCGGCATTGTTGGGCTCGGATGATGGCTGATCGTCGTGAGAGTTTGTGACCGTTGGCTTTGGCTTGGCGCATGAGTTCGTTGGTTGAGATGTCTGTTGGGTAGCCAAGGTCGTCTAGGCGTTTGGCTAGGGCTATCTCGTCTGCTGTCCAGCCTTTGTGTTCTCGTGTGCGTAGTCGGATGGTGGTGATGTCGTCTATGTCTTCGACTATGAGTTCTACTTTGGCTGGTACCCAGCTGATGCGTGTGTGGGTGCGTTCTAGGGTTAGCCCGTCATCGGTCTTGTCTAATCGGTATACGATGTCCACGTCGTCGTTCTTAGCTGATGAGCCTCGTTGACCGTGCTTCTTGCCTCCGTCTTTGCCTGCGTGGTCTGTGCGTACACAGGCGATGCCTGCTCTTTTGAGGGCAAGCCCCGTCGTCCTGGCGAACTCACGATAACTATCAGCAGAGTTCTCTTCACCTTCGATGGCTCGACCTGTGGTGTCTATCACCACGACTTCAGCCTTCGTCAGCTCACACAGACGCATGATGGCTGAGGCTCCTTCTGGTGTGTTGAGTGGGGGTAGGGATGGGATGAGGGCATAGTGGAGGTGGGAGAGGTCGTCGTCTTCTGTGTAGCCGAATTGTTCTAGGCGTTCGTAAAGGTCGGCTTCTACCATCTCATAGTCGAGGTAGAGGCAGTGGACTTGGGTTGTGGGTGGGTGTCCGAGTATTGGTTTGCCTGTGGCTAGGGCTGCTATCACGTTGAGGGTTAGCCATGACTTGCCTGTTTTGGCACCGGCGAAGAGTGCTGTTTGTCTTGCCCGTGCGATGAGTGGTTTGGCGATCCAGTCTTCGACGATGTGGTCTTGTGTCCAGAAGCTCTTCCAGTCAACGAGCATGTCGAGCATCTCATCGGGGGTGATGGTGGTGGTGTCGGCTGGGGTGGTGTTGTGGGCTAGGTAGATTTTGGCTGCTTGTTTCCAGTCTCCGTTGTGGTCTCGTGCAGCCATATATCCGAAGCGGTTGTATCCACCTTCAGGTAGCCAAGGGATGGTTGAGGTGAAGACGATGAGTGCGTCGTTGCCGTTGTGTCCGATGGTGGCACTGATGCCATCACGGGTGTCTTTGCCTGGTCGAGTCCAATGCTGTTCACCATGTCGGTCAGTCTTTGCCAGTGTCCAGCCGTCAGGGATCAACAGTTGCTCCCATGTGGTTTGCGCACAGTATCGGGCTGATGGAGTCGTTGGGTCAGCTAGGAACAGGTCTGTTGTGCCTTGGGGTTTAATCATGGCAGGTTGGGTGGTGAGGAGCGTTAGGAGCCACTGTGGTGCGTCTGAAGGCTTCCTATCAAGTGGTGACATGCCATCAACCCACTGGTACTGCTTACCGTTCGGGTGCAGTGTTGGTGCAGCTAACACCTGCCCACCCTCACCACGAATATCCAAGCCCACCCCAAGCCGTGACCCAGCATCATTCCGTACCTCAACAGGTGAATAGAAGTAGAGATGCTGACCGCCTGTGCCAGTGATTGCCGTAACCGTTTCAGGTAACGCCCCATAGCGTTGCTCCAAGTCATGGAGTGTGTCTGACCCTCGGTACTCATCCCTATCGTCAACATCGACCACAAATATCTGTCCGTGCTTCGTGCGACCTGTAGCGATCCCGATGCCATAAGTCTTGTAGTCACCAGACCACCATGATGTGACCACATCGGTGTCATCTGTAGCTAGGTTCTGCCAGTTGTCAATACCAGGGTATTTGTGTCCAGGTTTGATTGGTACCACTCTGATACCTAATCGTGTATAGGCAAGTGCTGTATCTAATGTGTTCATTGCGCAGGGTTTCGTTTCTATTTCGGTTCGTACAGACGAACGATATGAATGCATACTTCTTCTAAGTTGTCATCTGGTATCCCATCGTGCAGTCCACATGAAACTTGCGAACAATAACCTTCTGAGATGCCTAGCTTGATCCATTCATCAAATGTCATGATGTCTCCGTGAATAGGTTTGATTCTGATTCGATTCTTGCTTGTGCGATAGATGCGTACTCTGGGTTCAGTTCACAACCAATCCACTTGCGTCCATGTCGTTGAGCGACAAGACCTGTGGTACCTGCACCAAAGAATGGATCAAGAACAACAGCAGGAATTGGTTGACTTGATTCGCAGTCACAAGTTTGTTTCCAACCTATTTGAGTTTTCGGTATCACAGCCATATCAACACTGTTCAATCTTGTTGTTGTTTTTCTATCAGGATAAACACCAAGGGTTTTGTCTCTGGTTTTTCGTTCAGGGATTTCCCCTTTGACCATGACTCGTTCATATTGTGATTTGCATTTATCACAAACACCATGTTCAGAAGTCCCTGCAAGTATGCACGGTTCAATCAGTGTGGTTGGGAATGTTGCAAAGTGTGCATCTTTGAATGGTCTTACTGCCACAGACCAGACATCACGTTTGTTGCGAAACTCTTTAGTGACACCACTCATCGAGTTCATTGTGGTTCCACGTCTTGAATCTTTTCGTGAACCTCTATCATCACCAACATATTTCGCAGGTTCTTTGATGGCTTCGTTGTCAAAATAATACTGAGGTGATTTGCTCAATAAGAATATGTATTCATGTGCTTTAGTGCAACGATCACGAACTGATTCTGGCATCGGGTTCGGTTTGTGCCAAATGATGTCTTGGCGTAAGTACCAACCATCAGCCCTTAGTGCGAACGCAAGCATCCAAGGGATACCTACAAGGTCTTTGTGTTTGATTGACGTATTAGCGAATGTTGATGCTTTCCTGTTTGATGCTTTGCCTTTATCAACAAGTGTGCCAAGACTTGCTCCACGTGTTGTGTCCGGCGTTGCTTTGCCATCTCTGAATGAAGCATACGAATCACCAATGTTGAGCCATAAGGTTCCATCGTTGTGAAGCACACGTTTGACTTCATGAAATACTGCAACAAGTTCAGCAATGAATGCTTCGGGTGTTTGTTCTAAACCAATTTGGGAGTCAACTCGAACAGCGTTACATGTTTGGCATACGAGCTGAGTGTTTGGTCTGGAACCATTTGAGGTGCCTTGTTTGTCTCCAGATTTGATGTCGTCTCCTCTGCTTCGAGAAGTTTGATGGTCACATGATGGGTCGCCACCATCCCAACTAGCTGTGCCGTAGTCACGCAAACCCCAATAAGGGGGACTCGTGATGCAACAGTTGACTGATTGGTCTGGTAGTTCTTTGAGTCGTTCTCGTACATCGCCGATGAGTATCATGCGATGCTCATTGCGTCATCTAGCCAGTTGTGCCATATCTCTGCTGGATGGAATCCAAGTTTGATTGCATAGGTATCGGCTTGGTATTCGTACAGTGTTTTGCCTACTGTGCGCCATCTGATAACACATGATCGGCTGATGCCAAGCATGTCTGCTATCTCTTGATCTTTGGTGCCTGCTGTGAATGTGTTCAGCAAGTTGATTGCTGGATACTTGTATTGTTTGGGTTGTGTTGCCATTGTCGCCTCCTTGGGGCTTTGATTACATTCCTTGAGTTAATGATTTCGCTATTCGATATTGCTCAGCTGAGGTGGCTGATACTAGGAGTCCGAGCGTAGTGGATGAGGTCTGCCTGTTCAGGGTTGTAATCCAGAACGACTGTGAGCCATCTATCCGTTCAACTGTTGCCACGACAACATAGGCAGTGCATAATCCGTCAGCTGCTGCTTCAATGAACTCTGCAATCGGGTCTTCAATCATCATCTTCAACACCTCTGTCACCACACCAGCATTGTGCCGGTATTGGTTGTCGGCATGGGCAGGGGTTGAGACGGCTGAGTCCAGGCAGGGTCACTCGGCTTCCTCAATTACTGTGAGGTCAACTTGTGAGTAGTGGATTAGTCTGCCGTCTCTGCCTAACCCAACCCAGGTGGGTGCGTCTGAGTCGCAGAGGCATCCTGTGGTGCGTTGGGTGTCTAGTTTGACTACGCCTTTGCAGGCGTTGCATCGTACTTGGATGATCATTGTTCGTCTGCCATCCAAGGTTGGATGTCTTCTTCTGGTACATCGACAGCGATCATGAAGGTGTGACCGTAGCGCACGTCGTAGAGAGTGCCTTCGGCACCGACGGATACTGATTCGATGACTCCTGATTCGTCGTCAATGATTACTTTGTCACCTTTGTTGTATTGGCTCATTGTGTTTCCATTCGTAATGCGTGAAGTTCACCTGACATTGCTGACAGTGTGGTTTCTAAGGTTTGGATGTGGGAGTTCAGTTTGGCTATTTCGTTGCATAGCTCTAGAACTTGGAACTGATAGTTCTTGATGTCAATGTCGTAGTCGGACATTCCCATTACAGTTCTGCGCCTTGGGCTAGGTAGACACGGAGGCGTGAGATGTCTGAGTGGGCTTGAACGAGTGTTGTGCGACATGCTTCTAGTTCGTGCATGAGGCTGTTGCCTGCGTCTCGTAGGTTGTCCCGGTCTTCGGTGACGAGTTCGAGTGCAGCTGATAGTTCTGAGACTCGTTGTTCGAGTTCGGCTATCAGGTTGATGGTGTCTGGTGTCATTTGGTTTTGCTCCTTTTGGCTAGTTCGGTTTTGAGTGCTTCTAATGTGGCGAAGAATCGGTCTTGGTCTGCGACCCCGATGACCATCTTCTCTAAAAATTGGATTGCGTTCTGTAAGTCTTGCTTTGTCATGTTGCTCCTGTTGGTACTGAATTGCTGGGTGGGGTTCAACGGTTCGGGGGAACGACTCCCCACCCAGCAAACTTGTTGTCAACGTGTGGTTGTTACCACATCGCTGATGAATCGTCAGTTGTAC